GAGAAAGATTCTCCAGTAGCGAAAGATGGTGGTGCAGACGAAAGTGATGCAGGACCAGTTGGACAAGTTGATGGTAACACAGCAGGCGGTTCAGCAAAAGCAGAAGATATGAAAACAGGCAATGTAAACACAGTTGGTAATAAAAAAGCACCAGCGCCAAGCAAAGCCTAAATAAAAATTCTTTTTGGAGAGAAATATGACCATTCTTATTGAAAGATTATCACATAATCAAGCAAGTGTGAAATCACGAATCGTTGAAAGCGATGATGGTAGTAAGAGTATGTTCATGGAAGGCATTTTCGTTCAAGGTAACGTTAAAAATGCTAACCAGCGAGTATACCCGGTGAGCGAAATCACTAATGCAGTAAATTCAGTCCAAGCAAAAATTAAGGAAGGATTTCCAGTGTTAGGTGAGTGCGACCACCCGCCAGAATTAACAGTAAACGTTGACCGTGTTTCACATATAATTGAAAACATGTGGATGGATGGTCCAAATGGCTATGGTAAACTTAAAATTGTTCCTACACCAATGGGTAACATTATCAGAACACTAATCGAATCAGGTGCCACTTTAGGTGTCTCGTCTCGTGGTTCTGGTGAAGTTGATGACAGTGGTAAAGTGAGTAATTATGAGATTATCACCGTTGATATCGTGGCACAACCAAGTGCCCCGGAAGCATATCCAAAAGCAATATACGAAGGATTAATGAACATGCAAGGCGGCTACGATACGTGGAAACTTGCACAAAATGTTCAGCAAGACAAGACTGCACAAAAGTACTTGTCAAAAGAAATAGTTAAGTTCATAAGAGAACTTAAACTTTAATAGAAGAAGGAGAACCAACAATGGCAAAAAATGAAATCCTTGCTGGGCTACTTGAGTCAGATGTTTTGAGTGAAGAAGTTTCAACTCAAATTTCAGAGGCTTGGGAAGCACAAATAAATGAAGCAAGAGAGGAGATAACAGCCGAGTTGCGTGAAGAGTTCGCTCAAAAGTTTGAACACGATAAATCAGTAATTGTAGAAGCAATGGATAACATGCTTAATACTGCGATTAAAACTGAAATGTCAGAGTTTAAAGAAGACCGTGAACAACTAATCGCAGAACGTGTTGCATATAAGAAAGCAATTTCTGAACATGCGAAACTTCTTGAAAAATTCATTACTTCTCAATTAGCGACAGAAGTTAAGGAACTTAGAGCCGACCGCACGAAAGTTAACGAACATTTAGATAGAACTAAAGAATTCGTTGTTAAACAACTTTCACGTGAATTGGCAGAGTTCCACGATGATAAGCGTGATTTAGTGAAAACTAAAGTACGCATGGTAGCAGAAGGTAAAGAAATTCTTACTAAAACTAAGGATTCATTTATCAAACGTTCAGCAGAATTGGTAGAAAATACTATCGAGAAGGCTTTACGTTCAGAACTGAAAATCCTTAAAGAGGATATTCGAGCGGCTAAAGAAAACGAGTTTGGCCGTAAAATTTTTGAAACATTCGCAGGCGAATTCATGACTTCACAATTAAATGAAGGCACGGAAGTTGCTAAGATTACTAAGAAATTAGAAAAATCTGCTACAGAAATTGCGAAGTTAGAAGAAACAATTACTGAGAAAGATGAAGCCATTACAAGCGCCGAAACTGCCCAGAAAGTATTAGAAGACAGAATGGACCGACAAAAGGTCATGGAAAGTATTCTAGCACCACTTGGCAAAGAAAAGCGTACAGTTATGGTAGACTTGCTAGAGACAGTAAAAACAACGAATTTAAAAACTGCTTTTAAGAAATATTTACCAGCAGTATTAAATGAGACAGTCTCAACTGAGGCAAAACAATCGTTAAATGAAGGCAAAGTAACAGAACATACGGGAGATAGAGGTGTTGAACTAACAACTAGTACAACTCAAGAGTCACCTAGTAGCGATGCCAATATAATCCAGTTAAAGAAATTGGCTGGACTTAAATAATTAAAACCTAGATAAAGGAGAAAAAGATGGAAAATCTTTTCGAAGGAAAAAATTGGGACACTACACGTGAAACACTTCTAGATGGTCTAGACGGTAACAAACGTGACGTAATGTCATCAGTTTTAGAAAACACAAAATCAGCACTTACAGAAAGTGCGACAGCAGGTGCATCACAGGCTGGTAATATTGCTACATTGAACAAAGTTATTTTACCAATCATTAGACGTGTTATGCCTACTGTAATTGCAAACGAAATTATTGGTGTTCAACCAATGACTGGTCCAGTCGGACAAATTCACACATTGCGTGTGCGTTATGCTGACACTATGTCTGGTACTGGTGGTGCTACTGCAGGTTCAGAAGCACTTTCACCATTTGATATTGCAGAAGCATACTCAGGTGACAATCCTGGTGTTGCGGGCGCAACTGCTAGTCACGAAGGTACTGGTGGTAACAGAATGTCAATCCAAGTATTGAAGCAAACAGTCGAAGCGAAAACTCGTAAGTTGAGTGCCCGTTGGACGTTTGAAGCGGCACAAGATGCTAACGCAATGCATGGCTTAGATGTAGAAGCAGAAATCATGGCAGCACTTGCTATGGAAATCACTGCTGAAATCGATCAGGAAGTTCTAGGTTCACTAGGAAATCTTGCTACAGGTTCAGCATCATATGATATGAATGCTACATTTACTGGTACTCCAACTTTCGTTGGTGACAGACATGCGGTACTTGCAACAATGATGAACAGAGAAGCAAACCTAATTGCTCAACGTACTCGTAGAGGCGCGGCAAACTGGGCAGTTGTTTCACCTGCGGCACTAACTGTGCTACAGTCTGCAACTACATCAGCATTTGCAAGAACTACTGAAGGTACTTTTGAAGCACCTACAAACACTAAGTTTGTTGGTACACTAAACGGTACTATGCGTATCTATGTAAATACATATGCTTCAGACACAACAGATGTTCTTTTAGGCTATAAGGGTTCAGGCGAAATTGACGCGGCAGCGTTCTATTGTCCGTACGTCCCACTAA